ATAACCTCAACAACCGACAACGTGACCATGGAAGGCCGCTCAAACCTCAGGTGTTGCAACCACCACTAGAATCCGCCCGCCTTCGTGCGACCGAGCGCAGACAGGCGGCCCCCGACGTACCACCCGCGACTCGCGAGGCCGCCCCCGAGGTACGCGGCGAAAGCGCCGCAGGCAGCCCCATCCCAGAGGAGGCCGAAGCGCCGCACCTGTCGGAGGCCTTGGGATGTGAGCGGGTTGGCTCCGATGGCGTCGCACATGCCGGTGGTGCTCGTCGCGTTCAGGCCCGTGGGGATGATGACGCCGTTGGACAGGGTGAAGTCCTCGGCGTAGCGCCATGAGTCGTTCGTGGTCTTGTCGCGTGCGGTGAATTCGCCGATCTTGGTGTAGTTCGCCGTCGAGGTCTTGGATGCCTTGGTGATGTCGAACACGCGGTAGAGTTCGATGCGGCCGAGGTTGTCGTTGTCCTTGACGGCGTTGGCGATGAGGTCGGCGTCGCTTTCGTAGATGCCGTTGAACAGTTCGATGCCCTGTAGGCGGATGGGCTGGTGGTTTGCGGCGAACGCGGCGGATGGGCGGCCGTCGGTGCCGAGCAGTTTGTCGGTGGCCCCGGTCTTCCACGGCATGCTGCTGACGAAGCATGCGGTGGTCGTGGTGATGGGGGTTCCGTCGAGGTTGAGGGCGGTGTTGTTGGCGTCGAGGTTGGTCTTGCTCAGGATGGTGCGCGCCCGGGCGGCGCTGTAGTTGCCGGCGTTGTTGCGTTCCTTGTCGGTGCCGACATTGACGGTGCTGCCGATGTCGAAGCTGCTGGCGGCGCTGGTGGCGATGATGACGCGCTTGACGCCGGTTTCGGCCTTGGTGACGGCGGTCTGCGGCGTGTACTGCCAGCAGCCGCCGAGCACGTCCGAGTTTTTGGTGGCGTATTTGAGCATGAGCATGAGCTGGACATAGAAGGTGTCGCCTTGGCAGCGGCCGGCGTATCCCTGGCCCTTTTTGAGCGCGTAGTCGATGGCCCGGTTCTGCGAGCCGAATTCGCGGTCAATCTCGACGCCGCTGACGGACAGCGGCCGCAGGCTTGAGTCGAGCGAGGCGGCGTATTTGGCGAACAGCAGGCAGGGGCGTTTCGAGCCGTCTGGCAACAGCACGCCGGGCAATGGTGTGTAGCCGTCGTATTGGGTGTCGCTGTAGAGGAATTCGTTGTGGGTGCTCGTGGCTTCGAGCTTGTAGTAGCCGGGGCATGTCATGACGTACACGTCGCCGTTGGTGCCGTCGCGTCTGAAGCGGGTGTCGATGCCGTCGATGGCGGTGACGTGGGGCACGCCGTCGTCGCCGATGGTGGCGTTGACGTCCCACACGCGGAAGGCGTTCAGGGGCGCGTAGTCGTCGCGGCCGGCATTGTCGTTGGTGCTGATCTCGATGGTCAGGTTGGCGTTGTCTCGGGTCTTCACGCCCGTCGGCGTGTTGCTGTACGTGTATTTGGGGAACTTCACGCCGTACACCTTGCCGTCCTTGTGGGCGAGGTAGTAGCTGGCGATGTTGCCGTATTCGCCCTTGGTGCCGTCGTACTCGAAGCGCACGCCCTTGGCGGCGTTGGCGTGCACCTTGGCGATGAGCTGGGCGGTGTCGGCGAGGGTCATGACCTTCTGCGTGTTCGCCATGATGGCTCCTTTCGGTTTATCGGTTGATGATGTCGAGCGCCCAGTCGATGTCGGACTGGGTGAGCGGCGGGATCGTTTCGGCGTCGGACAATGCCGGCGCGATCACGCTGTCGTACTGGGCGTCTATGTCGGCTTGGGTCGCGAAGACCACGCCGGCGGCCGCGCTGGCGGCGATCTTGGCCTTGCAGTCGTCGGAGAGCTGCCGGTATTCGATCACGCTGGTGCGTGCCGCGTCTGCGGCGTCCTTGGCTTCGCCGGCCGCGCTGACGGCCTTGTTGATGGCCGTGGTCGCGTCGTCTATGAGCTTGTCGAGCACGCCCATCTGATCCTGCGCGTCGGGCGCGGTCGCGTCGAACACGGCTCGTTCGACGATGCCGTGAAAGTTGCGCGAACAAGTCTTCGTGCCGTTGACGCTGACCTCGATGCCCATGAGGATCGCGCCGGCGCGCTGCAACGCCTTGCGCGGCACGGCGACGCGGTACGTGGCCGTGGTGGTGCCGAACACTGCTGGCATGCTCACGCGGTCGCCCAGCCCGCTGCCGGGCGCGGTGTTGTAGGCGAGCGCGCAGGTGATTCCGTCGGTGCCGGTGATGGGGGTGCCGTTGTCGGTGAGTTCGACGGTGATGGTGCGGCCGTTGTTGTCGCCGGCGTTGAGGCGTATGTCTGCGATGTAGCCGTTGGCTAGGTCGAGTTGGATGGGTTCGCCTGCGGCTTCGCGGAAGCTGTCAAGCGTTGCCATTGTCGTCCTTGTTGAGTTGGTCGGTGAGTCGTTGGTTTTCCTTGGCGAGTATGTCGATCTGGGCTTGCAGTGCGGCGATCTGTATGGTGCTGTCGGCGAGCATTTCGCGGAGTTTGCCGATCATGGCCGGGTAGAGGTTTTTGTCGTCCATCAGTCGTGGTCCTTTCCGTCGTTGGTTTGGGTGAGTGATTCGATGAATCGGTCGGTGGCGTCGTTGATGTCGTCGGCGTGGTCGGCGAGGAGGTTGCCGAGTTCCGTTGGTTCGATGCCGGCGGGCAGCGCGATGGTGGTCGGGGCGTCGGTTTCGTCTTCGGCGGATGGGTTGGTGGTTGCCGTGTCCGGCAGGAGCGGGAGGCCGAGCAGGCCGCGTGTTTTGTTGCGGCCGGCGGTGAGCGGATCGTCGGGTGTATTGTCGGCGGGCGCGGTGGTGGTGTTGATGGCGTTTTCGATGGCGTTGTAGGCGCTTGTCCATGCGGTTTCGCCGGTTTGGGGGTCTGGGTCTGGTTCGCCGTGGTCTCGGACGTGGAGGATGGCGGCTACGGCTTCGGTGTCGGTTTCGATGCCGAGGAGTGTGCGCCATGATGCGATTGCGGCGAGTGGTATGGCGTCGTGGCGCATGTCGGGTGTGGGTGGCGTGGTGGCGATGGTGGTCATGCCGTCGGTGACTGCGGCCGGCGGGGTGGTGTCGGCGGTGAGGGGTCGGTCTATGAGGAGGGTGGGCTGGTCGTTGATGGTGGTGACTTGCATGGGCATCTCCTATTTCTTGAGGAATCCGATGGTGTGGAGCTGGTAGGGTTTGTTGCCTTGGAACAGGGCCGCATAATGCGTGTTGATGGATAGGTTGGAGACGACGCCGGTGCTGGTGTTGCGGTTCCAACTGGCATCCATATTGGTGACCACCCTCTCCGGCGGCGTGTACACCCAGACACTCCAACCGCTTGCCGTGCAGTCGGACACGGTGGCTATGAACAGACCGGGATCGTCCTGCCGGTGATCGACGGTGGCGAACGCCTTGTATGAGCCGTATTTCGCGGGATTGGAGGATGTGAGGGTGTATTGCGTGTATTTCATGGCTCCGATGTTTTGGCCTTCCCACCACGCGGTTTGGAAGGTGGAGCGCCCGCCGGAGAAGTCGCCGAGGAAGCCTCCCATGTACAGGTATCCGCTGTCGATGTCGGCTTGGATTCCGACCAGGCCATTGGGGTCTCGCGCGGCGAGCGTGGCGGTCGTGTCCCCGGTCTTGGGAGACCACAGACTTAGGTAGGCACGCCTACTGCTGGGATCGGTCGAGTCATAGTCCTTTTCTGCGGCGAGAAACACGGTGCCGACCTTGGTGGTGTTGTCGTCGGCCTTGCGTTCGCCGATTCTGGCGAACGCGCCGGGGTCGTGCTCCGCGCGCCGCCCGCCGTTGAACGTGAGCGCGCTGACTTCGCCCTCCTGCTGCGTGGTGGACTCGACCGCGATGTACGGGTGCTGGTACGAGCCGCTTCCGTGGTAGAACTGGATGCCTGCGCCTTCTAAGGAGTCCGTGCCGGAGATTTCGGTCTGTTTGAAACTCGGGCTGATTTGCACCCTGTTGCCGGTTCGGGCGGTTCGGAAGGTGCCGGTCAGGAGGTTGTCGGCACCGTCCCCGTCGAGGTGGACGGTTTCGTTGCCGTTGGCGTCGGTCATGACGAACTGGCCGGTGTCGAGGTTCCAGTAGGAGCGTTTGCCGGTGATGACGCCGGTCTTCATATAGGTGGCGTTGATGTACAGCAGTCCGTTGGACAGGTAGAGGCCTTGTTTTTGGCCGTTGTTGGTGAGCTTGTTGAAGATGTAGGTCTGGGTGAGTTCTCCTTCGAAGGTGTCCACGTAGCTGCGGGCGGCGGTCTCGTCGGTGCATTGCAGGCCGGTCCAGTACCAGTCGGCGTCGGATGCGGCGGCGGGGTCGCGATCGACCTGCATCCACAGGCGTGCGGTCTTGGCGTTGGACGGCACGGTGTAGCTGCCGGACACGTATGTCCAGCCGTTCGCGTCGGCGGCGGCTCTGGCGATGGTCTGCCAATGGTTGCCGTTGCCGGTGTCCGTCCAGCAGATGCCTAAGCTGCTGGTGACATTGCCGGCCTTGCGGTATGCCCAGCCGGACAGGCGGAACGTGTGGCCCCGGAACGAGTCGAGCAGCCATCCGAAGCTCGTGTCTCGCACGCCGCCCAGGTGGATCGCGCTCGTGATGCCCTCGGGGTGTGTGGCGGGCATTGTCTTGGTGAGTTTGCTCGCGCCGAGCTTGTCGAGGTCGTGGTCGGGGTTGCCGTTCGGGTTGCGCACGAGGTTGCTGCCGTAGGCCATGATCGCCTCGGCGTAGGTCTTCGCGCCGGACAGGGCCGTGTCGGCCTTGGCGGTCGCGTCGCTTTTCGCGCTGTTGAGCGTGCTGGCACCCACGCTGTCGGCGTAGGTCTTGGCGGCGGTCTGCGCGTCCGTGGCGAGTTTCTGGGCTTGGGTCTGGGTGGCGAGGCTGGACGCCTTGTTGCCGTTGATGGTCGAATTGGCGGACAGGCTGAATTCGCCGGTGTCCATATCCCAGTAGTTCAGGCCCTTTTTGTCGGTGAGACGGCCGGCCTTGACGAGCGCCGCATCCAATACGCCGGTCTTCATATACGTGGCGTTCAGATACAGCAGTCCGCCGGACAGGTAGATGCCCTGCGTCTTGCCGTTGTTGGTCAGACGGTCGAAGATGCTGCGCTGGCCCAGAGATTCGTCGAGTGCGTCCACGTAGGCCTGCGCCGCCGCCTTCGCGGCATCGCTGTCCGATTTGGACTGCGCCTTGGCTGCGGTCAGGGCTTCCGAGGCCTTGGTCTCGGCGTACTTCCTCGCCTCCGCGAGCTTGGCCGTATCGGCCGCGTCGGCCTGACGCTTGGCCTCGGTGATCGCCGCCTGTTTCGCCGCGTCGGTGTACGAGTTCGCGTCGGACACCGCGCCGTCGGCATACTGCTGGACGGTCTTGCCGCCGATGGTGCTGCGGGCGGACAGGCTGAAATCGCCGGTGTCCATATCCCAGTAGTTCAGGCCTGCTGCGTCGGAGAGACGGCCGGTGAACACGGTGTCGGCGAAGATGCCTTTGCCGTTGGCGAGCGCCCGGAAGTCCCAGTCCCCGTTCGGTTTTTTGTGGTCGGCGATGCGCCAGTAGCCGCCGCCGATGTGGATGCATTGGGTGGGGTTCTGGTCTTCTGGTTTGTCGTACACGTAGATGCCTTGGCCGGGTTTGAGGTACGTGTATCCGCCGGTGGCGTTCATGATCTGGTTGATCCGGTCGATGAGGTCTTTCATGTACGGGCCGGTGCCGCCGGCGGCGCTGTTCCATGCGCCGGAGTTGGACACGAGCTTGTCGAGGGCCTGCTGTTGGGCGGCCATGCGCTGCGTGTATGTCTGGCGGATGTTGCCGAGGGTGATCTTGGTGTCGGCGAGGCTGCCGGCCAGGTCTTCCTCGATCTGGAGGATGCGGCCTTCGAGGCGCAATGGTGTGGTGAAGCTGGTGTCGATGATCTGCACGCTGTCGCCGACGTCCGTGCCTTCCGGGTCGTATCCGGCTTGGCCGAGCGCCGTCACGTCGGCGGTGTAGGAGACGACGGGCGTGGTGCGGGTCTTGAGCGCCGCTTTGGTGAGGTTTAGGAGTTCCTTGGGGTCTTCGCAGTCGGGGAAGTCCGCGCTTGCTTCGCTGTGGTGTTTGGTGCCGTCGGCTCCCACGATGCCCCAGTTCGCCAGCGCGTTGTCGTCTTGGATGTAGGGTTTGCCGTTGTTGACGTCGGCGAAGCTGATTTTGCGGCTGTATCCTCCGGTGGCTTCGCCTTCCTCGTTGGTTTGTTCGATGCCTTTGCCCCAGCCGTAGAGGCGGGTGATGACGTCGCCGCTGTCGATGTCTCGTTTGATTTGGGTGAGGTCCTTGCCGTATTCGAAGCGTTTCGTGGTGCTGGTGGAGCCCCGGTGTTCGAGCAGGTGGATGATGCGTTGGCCGATCTGGTTGCCGGTCGGGTCGGGCTGGTATTCGGTCTGGACTTCGAGCCCGTAGGTGTCGGCGGTCTTCTGGACGGCTTCGAGTACGGTGCAGTGGTAGAAGCTGAGGTCGGCGGTGCCGGTGATGGTGCCGGTCTCGACGGTGCCGACCGCCCACCGGGTGCCTTCCAGTGCCTTGGCGAGGCAGGCTTTGGCGTTCGCGTTGCGGTTGCGTTTGTCCTCGATATAGGTGCGGGACAGTTCGGCGATGCTGCCGGTGCAGTAGGCGACGGTGACGGGCATGCCTGCGGCGCGGGCGGTCTGGGTGGACTGGCACAGGTATTCCGCCCAGCGGCCCATCGAGTCCTTGAAGACGATGCGTTCGTCCTTGTTGATCTCGCCGATGGTGGTGACGTCCAGAGTGTCGGTGCCGTCGGTGGCGCGGGTGCGGATGGCTTTGATGGCGTATGGGAGGTCGCCGAGCGGGTTGCCCCAGCGGTCGAAGATCATGTAACGCAAAACGTGTCTCCTAGATGAGGGTGAGCGGCCGGTACGCGAGGCTGGCGGCCGTGACGCCGGACGGGGTGATCGTGTTGGCTCCCGGCAGGAGCGGGAAGTAGTCGGAATCGAGCGTGGGGGTCATGAGGTTGCCGTTGACGCGCAGCCCGCGCGCGTCCGGCGAGGTGTCGATCGTGATGAGTCCGGTGATCGCGGTGGCGGATGCGAGAGTGAGCTTGTGGCCGTGCGCGTCCTGCATGCTGACGGTCTTGGTTCCGCTGGCTGGGGTGAGCGCCCATGCGGGCCAGCATGGCCGGTTGCCTCTGATGTGGATCGCGTTCGCGCCCGTTTTGAGCGTGATGGAGCGGCTGCGGCCGATGAGATAAGGGGCGGCGGCGATGCTCACGGTGACGAGCGTGGCGATCTGCCTTGGGCCGGCCCATTTGTCCTCCCACGCGGAAAGGCTCATGCGGCCTTGGTATTCGCCGGGCAATCCCCGCCATGAGAGCGTGACCACTGTGCCGGCTAGGGCGGCGAGCCGGGTTTTGGCGGCGAGGATGTCGTCTTCGCCGCCGATGGCGTACAGGCTGAGCGTGATGGCGCGGTCGCCCATGTACGCAGCCCCCGAGGGGTCGGTGAGGGTCAGGTCGAGCCGGCCGTCGCGGCCGGGCATGTCCTGCATGCTCAAGGTCGGTTTGGCGGCGTCGATGGTCACGCCGTCGGAGGTCAGGGACAGCATCATGCGTTCCAGCGGGACGCCGTTGAGCGTGGGGTCTTCGACATGCGGTAGGCGCATGCGTCGCTGGTAGAGCATGATGCTGTCCTCTCTGGTTTTAACGGCCTCTCATGGCGAGGCTGTTGAGTTCGTAGCTCATTGGTTTGGCGAGCTTGCCGGCCATGACCTCGCCGCCTCGGTCGGACAGGTTGAGCGTGATGCCGGCGGCGAGGGCCGCGTCGATCGCGTCGATGATGTCCTGTTTGGTGGCGTATTCGCCGGCCTGTTCGTCCATCGTGTACGCGATCCGGCCGCCGTTGACGGTGCCGTGGTATGCGAGCGGGGTTTCGAGTCGGCTGGTGTCGGTCTTCAGGCTGACGGTCGGGACCATGTCGGTCAGTCCGTCGATGCTGTCGGCGACGAGGCCGCTGGCCTTGTCGATGCCTTGGGCCATGCCGGCGGGTATCCATTTGCCGACCTCGTCGCGGAAGATTCTCGATGGCGAGTGGATGCCGAGCACGCCCTTGGCCCAGCCGACGAGGCTGCTGCCGAGGTTGCTGATCATGTTCCTGACCCAACCGAACGCGCCGCCGATGCCGTTGATGAGGCCGCTGATGACCTGACGGCCCGTGTCGTACAGCCATCTGCCGGCCCCGCTGACCGCGCCGAGCACGGTGTCGCGGATGCGGCCGACGGTGTTCGACACGGATTGGATGCCGTTGGACACGGCCGACGTGATCCCGTGCCAGATGTTTCCCAGGAACGAGCTGACGCTGTTCCATACGCTCGTCCATACGCCGCTGATGGCGTTCAGGACGGTCGAGATGGTGTTGCGCACATTCTGGATGCATGTGGACACCACGCCGCTGATCGCGTTCCAGATGGCGGATGCGACGGACCTGACCGCGTTCCAGACGCTCGTCCATACGCCGCTGATGGCGTTGAGGACGTTGCCGATCGTGTTCCTGATGCCGTTGATGATCGGCGTGAACGACGCGACGATCCTGTTCCAGACATCCGTGAAGAACTGGCTTACGGCCGTCCATACGCTCGTCCAGATGCTTTTGATTCCGTCGAGGATGTTCGACAGGAACGCTTTGATGCCGTCCCATGTGGTCGTGAAGAACGATTTGATCGCGTCCCATGCGCCCTGCCAGTCTCCCTTGAGCAGGTCGAGGAACACGACGATGACGGTGCGGATCGCGTTCACCACGGTCGAGATGTAGCCGCTTATCAGCGTGAAGATCGTGTTGACGACGTTGTAGATCGCCGTCCATACGGTGCTCCATACGGTGTTCGTGCTGTTCATCTGCTGGGTGATGAACGAGAGTATCCAGCCGAACACGGTGTTGATGCCGTTCTGGATCGCCTGCAACGGGGCGACGATGAGCGCGCCGATGACGGTGAACACGTTGACGATGAAGTCCCGGACGCTGGTGAAGATCGTCGTGGCGGTCGTGCTGATGCCGGTCCACACGCCGGACAGGAACGTGGTGATCGACGTCCACGCGCCGGTGACGCCGCCGCTGATCGTCTGCCATAGGCCTGCAAAGAAGCCGGCGATGCCGTCCCATGCGGATTGCACGCCGCCTGTGATCGTCGCCCATAGGTCGGCGAGGAATTCGCCGAGCCCGTTCCATATCGCCTTAGCGCCCTCCACGAGCGCGGCCCATGTCTCGGACAGCCATGAGGTGAACGCGGCCCACGCCTTGCGGCCGACCTCGGTCTGGGTGAAGAACCAGACGAGCGCGGCGACCACCGTGGCGAAGATCGTGACCCAGAATCCGACGGGATTCGCCTTGAGGACGGCGTTGAAGGCCCGTTGGATGGCGGTGCCGGCGCTCGTCACGGCGTTCCATGCGAGTTGCGCGTTCTGCGCGATCTTGGTGGATGCGGCTATCTTCTGGATGCGGCCGGAGATGCCGCCTATGCCGTTGACGAGGTCGGTGACGCCGTTGGCGGCGTTCTTGACCTTCACGGCGGCGTTGAAGATGCCGTCGAGCCCGCCGGCGACCGCCGTGATGCCTGCCGTGGCCGTTTTGAAGCCGAGGAACGCGGCGACGGCCGGTATGAGCACGGGCGCGAGCTTGCCGGCGTTGCCGACGATGAGGTTCAACGTGTCGGCGATGAGTTTTATGGCGGTCGCGACCCCGTCGGGCGGCATGAGTTTCACCCAGTCGATGACCATGTTGACGACGCCCATGATCGCGTCCCGAATGGTGTCCCACACGGATTTGAACGCGGTGATCGCGCCGTTTTCCTCCAGTTTGGAGTAGAGGCGCTGGAACCAGCCGATGAGCCCTTCGATGCCTGCCTGGACGACGGGCACGGCGTTGGTGACTCTGTCTGCGATCCAGCTCATGCCGCCGGTGATGGCGGGTTTGACGCTGTCGAGCACGCTCGCGCCGAGCTTGACGAACGCGGCTTCGAGGTTGCCGGTGGCTCCCTCGATGGTGCTGGCGGATGTGGCGGCTTCCACGGCGGCGTCGGTGAAGCCGAGCGACATGATCGCGTCGTTGAATTCCTGCGCGGTGATCTGCCCGTCGGCCATCGCGTCGCGGAAGTTGCCGGTGTAGGCTCCGGCTTCCTTGAGCGCCTGCTGGATTTTGCCGCTCGCGCCGGGGATCGCGTCAGAGAGCTGGTTCCAGTTCTCGGTCGTGAGTTTTCCTTGGCCGGCGGTCTGGGTCAATACCATCGCGACGCTTTTGAAGGTGTCGGCGGAGCCGCCGGCGACGGCGTTGAGGTTGCCTGCGGCTTCGGCGAGCTTGTCGTAGTTGGGCACGCCGTTGGCGGCGAGCTGGGCGGTGGTGTTGCGGATGTCGTTGAGGTCGTAGACGGTCTTGTCGGCGTAGTCCTGCGTGCTGGCGGTGAGTCGTTTGATCTGCTGTTCGCTGACGCCGGCGAAGTTCAGTGTGCTGGCGAACTTCTGGGCGCTGTCGGAGGCGCTGGTGATCTCGCCGGACAGGCCCATGAACGCTTCGATGGCCTTGCCCGCGACGCTTTGCGCGATGCCGGTGATGACGCCGAGTTTCGCGCCGAAGCCGCCGGCGAAGCCGTTGCCGGCTTTGATGCCGGCGGTGTTGCCGGCGGTTTCCGATGCGCTGCCGAACGCCGATTCGATGGCCTTGCCGACGCCCTTCATGCTGGGCACGATCTGTACGAACGCGGTGGCGATCTCGATTGCCATGCTATGCCTCCCTGATGGTGGTGCGCGGTGCGGCCAGGTATGCGGCTAGTTGTTCGTCGTCCATCGCCACGGCCTCGCCGCCCGTGGCTTCGTGCCGGACGGTGCCGGGGCGTTGGAGTTGTCCGCGCCAGCGCGCGCCCTTGCGTGAGGCTTCCTTGGTTTTCGTCCAGGCGAGGAACGCGAGGCTGTCGCGGATGTCGGCGAGGAGGTAGGTTTGGTCGTCCCATGCGAGGCGCGGGTTGAGTTTTTGCCAGATGATGGACTGGCGGGGGAGGTTGGCGGCCAGTGCGGCCGCCCGGTTGGCGGGCAGTTCGCCCGTCCATATGAGGTCGGGGTTGAGCCCATAGAAACGCTGGAAGTCCGCTTCGAGCGCGTCGGGCGCTGTGGCGAGCATTCCTATGAGCGTCAGGAGTTTGGGGCGACCTGTTCGAGGAGTTGGGCGATGAATTCGCTGACCTTGTCGATGCTCACGCGCCCGGTGTCGGGGTCGCGCAGCGCGTCCTTCATGGCCGTGTACTGGTCGCCGCACAGTTTTTTGAGGAAGGGGACGATGGCGAATGCGCCGGTGCCGTCGCCGGTCTGGGCGTTCTGGAGGTCGTAGAGGTATTCGACCATGTCGAGGTCGTTGAAGATCGCGGGGCCGACGGTGACGGTGACGCCCATGACTTCGACGGTCTTGGGCTGGTTGTTGGGGGTCTTGTGGTCCTGCGGCTGCTTGGCTGCCATATGCGTGTCCTTTCAGGGTGGAGGGGTGCGCCCGTCGGGGCGGCGGGCGCGGGGTGTGGTTACTTGTTGGCGATTGTCGCGGTGGTGACTTTGGCGATGTATTCGACGCTGGTGGCTCCGTTGATGAGGTCGCTCGGGTTGGCGCTCATGGTCACGCCGTAGCCGATGGCGTCGCCGGCGCTGTAGGTGGTGTCGTCGAATTCGGTGATGGTGCCGTCGGCGACGACGATGCGCTTGACTCGGTTGCCGGTCATGGCGATCTCGAACACGAGTACGAGGCTTTCGCCGGACGGGATGGCGTGGTAGACGGTGAGCTTGTCTGCGGTGCCGGTGACGTTCGCGGTGCCGAAACGCAGTTTGAGGCTGGCTTCGTTGGTTTCGATCATGTTGAACTGCCATGTCTCGCCGTAGCCGCTGATCTCGGACAGCACCTTGATGCCGCCCATCTCGTTGATGTCGGTGGTGTCGGTGTCGGTGGCGTTGGTGACGCCGTCCTCCGACAGGTAGCCGACGCAGGTGTAGGCTGCCGGCAGTGCGGTGGTCGCGTCGGTGGGCAGGGCGGTGCCGGCGGGCGCGTAGTAGAGGCAGCCGGTCTTCTTGGGCTTGCCGAGGCTGACGTTTTTCTTGTTGTTGTGGTTGGTTTCGGCCATGATGGTGCCTTTCGGATGGTGCGGCGTCGCCTTATTGGGTGGCGGCGTCGAGCTGGATGGTGATCTGGTATCGGGGCTGCGGCGGCGGGCCGGGGTCGGGGAAGTCGATGACGCTTTCCACGCTGACGGCGGCGATGGGGTCGAGCAGGTCGAGGTCGAGCAGTCGAGGCAGCAGCGTGCCGGTGGCGAGCTGGCTTGCCTGCCATCGGCTTTCCGCCCATACCTGCACGGCGAGGATGGGGTGGCTGCTGTATTCGAGTTCCCGGCCTCCTACCCGTTCGATGGTCACGAACCGTTGCGGGCGGTCTGCGGGCACTTCGAGGTAGGCGGTCAGGCCGTCGCCGTCGGGGTCGGCGTCGATCCAGTCCTTGACTGTTTTTTCGAGGTTGAGTCTCATTGCTGTTTCACCGACTTGAGCAGCGTGTTGTGTTTCGCGTTGTCCTCCATCGCCTTCACGTTGCCTTCGGAGCCGTGCCCGGTCGTGGCGAGCGCGACGCTGCCTTTGGGGGTGCTGACATGGGTTGCGGCCTCGTAGGTCGCGCCTTCGACCTGTGCCATGCTGTTGGCGCGGGCGGCGATGAGCGTGGCCTGTTGGTCGATGGTCTGCTGGATGGGTGCGGATTGGCGTACCGCGCGGAAGCCGGCGAGGTTGAGTTTGACCTTTGCCATGCGTTGCTCTCCTAGCCTCTGGTGTCGGCGAGTTCGACGGTGAGGTTCCAGCGGGTCGGGGTCATGCCGCCCGTGTAGGGGCGGGGGTCTCCGATCACGGTGTATTCGACGCCGTCGATGCGTGCTTTGGCTCCGCGCAGGCTTCGGTAGGGCCATGCGCGGGGCATGTGGATGGTTTTGGCGGTGCGGATGCCGTCGGGGCGGATGGGGTCGGTGGAGTTCGATTGGCTGCCGTCCTGTATGAGCACGTCGTCCACCTGTTCCTCGCGGGTGTTCCAGATGATTCCGCCGCCGGGGTCCTCGCCGGCTTTGACGCGGTGGATGAGGGTGATGGTCTCGCCTCTCATGCCGTGCCTCCGGCCATGTCGTAGGCCCATGCCTCGCCGTCGCCGCCCAAGGCTTCCTTCTCGCTCGTGGTGAGGTAGAGGTCGCCGGCGGGGTTGGCGTAGCTCAGGCTTTCGCTGTAGCTGCCGGCCGTCTGGGTGGATTGGGTGACGCCCGACATGTCGGGGCCGGCCTGCATGGCTCGTTTGACGGCCATGCAGGCGATGCGCTTCAACGTGGCGGGCTTGGCGTTGGCCCATTGGGGGCAGGTGGTGCGGATCAGGTCGCTCGCGTCCTGCAGCAGCGTCTCGGCGCGGGTTCGTTCGTCGCCGGTGAGCGCGTGCCATCGGGCTTCGAGGTCGCCGACCTGCGCGAACGGCTTCTCGTCGTCCGTTTCGTCCTCTCCCCCGCCGTCTTGCGTCATGGGTGGGCCGGCGGGCAGCCGTTCGCCGTCGGACAGGTTGAGCGGGGTGCTGGGGTATCCGTCCATGCGGGGTCTCCTTAGGCGAGGATGCCGGCGGCCTTGAGCTTGGTCAGCGTGGCGTTGACCTTCGCGATGATGGCCGCCGAGTCGGCGGATGCGGCGAGCTGCGCTTCGGCCGCCTGCTGGAGCACGCCGCCGCGCGCGCCGGCGGTCGGCGCGGGCGGCGTGAACGTAGACGGCTTGCCGGTGATGGCCGACCATGCGATGGTGGCGACGCCTTCGGCGAACGGGGTGCCGTCGGGCTTTACCAGACGCACAGGGATGGCGAGGCCGGCCTCGTCGGCCTCGTCGGTTTTCTGCACTACGAGCGTCTGGGTGAGGGGCGCGGCCATCACTTGGCCGCCCTGCCGGTGGAGGTCGGCTTCTTGAGCACGGCGATGCCCTTGGGGTCGAGGATCGCGTAGGAGTACATGGCCTCGGTGCGGTAGGCGATCTGGTTGACGCCCTTGAGGTCCTTGCCGGTGTTGTCGGGGTCGCCGTATTCGATGATCTCGCTCCAGATGTCGCGCACCATGCCCCAGCGGATGAGGCGGAAGTCGCCGAGGAAGGCGAGGATGCCGGTCGCAGGGGTGATGAGGCGGCCGTTGACCGTGCCGGACGTGGCGGCGGGGATGCCGTCGAGGTTGCCGACCTGGAGGTTGATCGGGATTTCCGGGTAGAAGCGCTGGCCGGTGGAGGGAACGCGAATCTTGCGCAGCTCGTTCGCCATGGTCTTGGACATGGCGATGCCGTTGATGTCGTACTCGTCGCTGACGGCCTCGGCGAGGCTGTCGATGTCGGCGACGCGGTCGTCGGTGGCCGTCACGCCGACCGCGGTTTTGGCGAGCGCGTTGAAGCCGTCGAGGGTCGTCTTCTTCTTGGGGTCGAAGGCGTGGTAGATGACGTAGTCGAGGACGCGGCCCATTGCGGCGGCCTGGTCTGCCAGAATCTTGCTGGTGATCTCCAGTTTGGCGTCTTCGTCGGCCCACTGGAGCTCGTTGCTGACGCGGGTGGTGGTCTGCACCTTGAAGCGTTTGCCGACGACCGGGGTGAGGGTTTCCTCGTAGCTGGACTTCTGTGCGCCTTCGGCGACGACCTCGGCTTCGGAATTGCCGGTGAAGACCATGTAGTCCTTGTCGAGGAAGAGCTGGGGTTCGCTCGGGGAGAGCGCGGCGATGGTGCTGGTGTCCTTGGCGCGCTTGGTGATGACGGTGGCTACTTCCTTGGGGAGCAGCACCTTGCTGGTGTCGAGTGCCATGATGATGGTTTCCTTTCAGATGAGGGGTGAGGAGATGTTGGCCGGTTAGAGGCCGAGGTTGCGCAGGTAGTTGACCATGCTCTCGTTCGGGCCTTTGCCGGACGGCTGGCGGTCCGCGCCGTGCACGGCCGGGGCCTTGGGTTTGGGGTTGAGCAGCTCGTGGATGCGCTTGGCGTGCGATTGCATGGCTTCGAGGCTGTCGCCTTCGATCACGTCGGCGGGTACGCCGGTCTCGGCCGACGCCTGCGCCTTCCACTCGGCCCGCTGCTTGGCGGTTTCGTAGGAGGCGACCTTGTCTTCGAGTTCCTTGACGTGTTTGGCGGCCTTTTCCTGTTCGGTCATGCTCGCTTCCTTGAGCTTTTCCAGCTCGTCGGCGGCGGCCTTGTTGGCCTTCGCTTTCTTTTCCCAGTCGCGCGAGTGTCCGAGGGCTTCCTTGTATTTGGCTTCCCAGTCGATCGGTTCGCCGACATCCTCGGATTCGGAAGACGCGGCTGGGTGGGCGGGCCCCCCCGGAGACCACTGAAGACAAGGCGCCCCGGCCGGAAGCCATGCCGCCTTCCGGCGGGGCCGCGACGAATCGGACGTGACGGGGTGTGTGGTTGAGGAACATGGTTGTTCTCCTTGTGGTTGAGCCCTTTCCGGGCATTGAAAAAGCCACCCGTGCGGGTGGCTGAAAACTTGGATGCCCGTCTTCGGGCATTGAAAAAGCCACCCGGCGAGGGTGGCTTGAATGGGCCGGAGCTATGTCGGCTGGGCCAGTTCTTTGTCGAGGGCCGAGGCGTATTCGTCCTTGTCTTCATCTTCGAGCAGTCCGAAGGCGTCGAGCAGGGGTTCTTGCGGCACGGTTACGTGGTTTTCGAGGATCGCGGCGATGAGCCAGCTCAGGGCGTAGTACTGTTCGCCGGCGGCTAGGCCGTAATCCAGTTCCTCGGCTTCCTCAAGGACGTCGCAGTATGGCCTCAGCCGCCGGTATGCGGCTTCGCATTGCGAATCTGTTGCCATAGCTTCTCCTTTTGCTGCGGCACGACTGGGTGTGCCGTGTGGACGGTGAATCGACCGCCGGTGTTTCTGGTTTTCTGGAGCCACACGCGGACGATCTCGTCTTCCACTATCTTATACAGGGTTTGACGTTCCCTGCCAGCCGGTATGACGAGGTCGGGAGCCACGACGGTCTCCTCTACAGCCCACTTGATTTTCTTCTCGTCCCATTCCTTCGGAAAATGGGTCTTGCCGGGTACTGTCGCGTCGGGACCGTGGTTCTCGAAGACATGATCCCATGTTTTCGCCCGTGGCTGGATGACCTCGGCGGGCCATTCGGCCGATAGTTCGAACACCCCAGAGGTGAGCTCGTCGGGAAACATGTGGTTCATGGTCTTCATTACGGCATTGGTTTCCGAAGTGCCAGCTCGTGATTTCGCGGCCTTGTACATGCGCTTGAACTTGTCGGGGTCGTAGCCTTCGAGTTTGGTCTCTCCCCATGAGGGGACGATCTTGCAGTCGCAGTCGTGGTGGTATCTGTTCCATTTGCCGGCGGTGTCCTCGCTGGCATAGACGAAGCCTCGGGATGCGAGCATGGCGCAGAACGCGCAGGTCTTTCCTTGGGGGACTCGCGCGTATTTGGGGCGGGTGGGGTCGTTTTGGGCGGTGAAGCGTCCGGTGAGGCGTGCGGTCTCGTTGATGATGTCCTTGGCGAGGCGCGCCCAGTCGTCTTCGGTGTAGCCTTGCGTGTTGACGGCCCAGAGGTGATCCATGGTCAGGCCGGCTTTGCTTCGTCCGTTGATGACGTCGGTGAATTTCGCGCCGACGTGCATGGTGTTGTTGTAGCCGCCGACGATCTGCCAGAAGGCGCGGTCTGAGCTGACCTGCGCCTCCTTGTAATCGGGCATGGTGATGCCGGCGGCTTCGGCCCATGCGGCTCGCACGTTCCTGTAGTAGTCCTGTGCGATGAGGTTGGCCTTGCGCGCGTAGTCTTCCAGTTGTAGGCGGGCTTGGCCGGTGGGATCATCGCCGAAGTAGAGGCTGTTGGGCACCATCGTCTTGGCCTCGATGATGAGGTCGGACAGTTCGTCCTGGTAGTCGTCCCACAGGTCGTTGAGGTGGCTGTTGAACGCTTTACGCTGCGCCGGGCTGAGGTTGCTCGGCGGCAGGCTGTTGCTGTCCATTCTCGGCCTCCGTTCCGGTGGCGGTCTGATCGGCGGCGTGCAGGCGGGCGCGTAGCGTGTCCACGGCCGCTTCGGTGCGTTTCTGCTTCTCGTAGGCCCGGTGGGCTTTGATCTCGTCCAATGTCAGGCCGGCGCGGGTGAGTCCCACGTCGCTGTCGGCGAAGTCGGGGTTGGTGGATGCGACCTTCTGGTACCAGTCTGCGCGGGCGGCGTCGCTGGTTTCCTTGACCGGTGCCCAGATGGGGCGCAGTTCGCGCAATGCGTCGGGGTCTGCGCCCTGATAGGCCAGTGCGATGCTCATGGCTTCCTTCAACGCGCGGCCGAAGCGCTTGTTTTGCCGGTCGGCGGTGCGGGACAGTTTGCGTTCGGCTTCGGCCATCGCCTCGGCCGAGGCGGGGTTGTCCATCGTGATGCCGAGGTCGTTGACGGGGATGTCGGTTTCCGAGCTGACCATGAGGGCGATGGTGCGCAGCATGTCGGCGTGCGGGGTCATGGATGCCTGCTGGAGCTGCTGCATGGTGGGCTTGTCGCCGTTCTTGTTGGCGGGCATGCCGTTCATGACGCTCACGATGCTGCTCCATGTGTCGTCGGTGAACTTCTTCGACGCTCCGATGAACCACACGCGGGGGGCTGCGTAGAATTCGGCGGTGGCCTCCATGCGCACCATGGTTCGCAGGCCGAAGTCGGTCAGGTTCATGAGCGTGCGGGTGATGCGGCTGTTGCCCAGCGGATGGTAGGACTGGGCGTCGTTGACGAGGGGCACGACGCTTGGCCGGTCGAGGTGGGTTTCGATCGTCCGCGCCGTCCACTGGCCTTCGCTGTCGTCGATTTCGTAGACCTTGCCGGGCAGCCATGCGGTGAACGCGGTGATGCGCCCGGTTCTGTCGTCCTTGTCGGTGATGGTCAAGGCCGAGCCGAGGCGGCGGCGTCGGCGGTCCCAGATGCCCGCGCTCCAGTCGGCCGAGCGGGGCAGCATGAGGATGCGGCCGGGTTCGTCGGGGTCTTCGTACACGGTGATGAAGCTGCATCCGTGGATGTAGGCGCTGGTGATCGCCTCGGAGACGTCGGTGTCCCATGCGTTGTCGTCCACGAGTTCGTCCACCTGCGCCTGCAGCGGGTCGGGCGCGTCGAAGCCCTCGAACACGTTGAGGTCGGCGAGCGCTCGGACTGCTTTGTTGGGCCATCCGATCATCGGTTTGGCGAGGGCGCGCATTTGTTTGGGGATGCTGTAGGCGACGCCGTTGTATCGGTATCGGGCTTGGTAGTATTCGGCTCTCAGCATGTTGCGTGCGTAGTGGTCGCGCCATGTTGTGAGGAGTTTTTGGATGGTGGGCATGTCGTCGTCTTCGACGCCTTTGATGCGGGTGATGTTGGCGGATTGGACGGCGAGGTAGGCGTCTTGGGTGGCGGGGTTGGTGATGGCGAGGCCGTTGTGGTCGGTGGCGGGCATTAGAACCATGTCTCCGTTTCTTGGGTGGGGTCTCTTCTGGTGGTCATGGCCCCATGGAGGGCGAGAGTGACGGCGTTGAGTGGGCTGATGTCGGTGTCGTCGTCGGGTCGGTTCCATCCGAAGAGTCCGTTTTTGCCGATGGGGCGTGTGGTGGCTTTGTTGGCGGCTTGCCAGAGTGGTTGTTGGCCGTCTTCGGGCAGGTGGGTGAGGGTGCCGTCTCTGAGCATGTCCTGGAGGCGGCCGCAGGCGCGGCCCATGTCGGTGGCGGCGGTGACGGTGACGGTGACGCCGGCCTGGGCGAGGTCGGGCAGGAGCGCGGTGGCGGGGCTTTGCCCGTCGATGACGAGGCTGGCGGTTTGTTCCCAGACCTTGTCGATGAGGTTGACGGCCCACATGGTGCCGTCTTGGTTGGTGTCCCTGTATTCGGCGAGTTCGATGTGGGCGGTGTTGTCGTCGTATCGCATGCATGCGCCGATGGTCAGGCGTGTGCGTTGGGGGTTCATGTCGATGCCGAAGCTCATGACGCCGCCGGGGCGGCGGCGCTCGATGGTGGCTTCCTCCCATTGGCGGCGGTCGATGGCTTGGCTGAGGGCGTGTTCGTCCCAGATGCCGAGGGCCTCGCGCCGGAAGTCGTCGCCGGTGAGGTTTTCCCACAGGTTGGCGATGGATTCGTCGCTGGTGTGGGACGGGTAGCTGGGGTTGGCTTTCCTCCATTGCTGGCGGTCGAGGGGGTCGGCGTCGCGGTCTGCGGTGAATTCGACGTAGAGGGTCGAGTGGGTGCGGCCGGCGCGCGCTTTGTCCCTCAGGCGGGTGAACGCTTCGCCGTTGTCCCTTGGCCCGGGCGGGGTGCCCATGTAGATGGTCTGGGGGTTCCAGGCGCGGTTCTGGGTCGGCAGCATCGACGCCATCGCCGAGTCGGACAGGTGCTGGGCCTCGTCGATGACGAGCAGGGCGATCTTCTTGACGCCTCGCAATGCGCCTCGTTCTCGCGCGCGGAAGAAGATGCGCGACCCGTTGCGGAACCTGATCTCCTCCTTGCCGGCGGCCAGGGATATGCCGTGGTCGGGGTCAACGAGACCGCTCATTTCCGGGCGCAGGACGATCGCGCACAGGCTTTCGAACGTGTCCTTGATGACGCTGAAGTGCTGGGCCGTCCACACGACGCGCATGCCGGGGGTTCGGGCGGCGCGGTGGATCGCGACCCAGCCGATGTCGTAGGTCTTGCCGGTCTGGCGCGGGATCGACAGCACGGCGTTGCGGGCGCTCCAGAAGCCGTCGGCGCTTTTCGCGAGGATGATCCGGTTGATCTGCCGCTGCCAGACGTCGAACCGGTCGCCCGCCGCTGCGGCGAGCCTGTTGAGGCTCGGCTCTCCGCTCGTGTACAAATCGTCGGGGATGATCTGGCAGCTCGCCCCGTCAATCCTCGTGTTCATCCAATCGTTCGTCCTCCGTGTCCAGGGCCTGCATGGCCGGATCGTGCCCGTTCGACGCCTTGTCGATCGCCTCGATCTCGGCGCTCATGTCCGCGAGCCGTTTCGTCAATGACGCGAGGTCGCGTGAGCTTATCGACCCTTCGTCGAGCTTTTCGGCGATCAGGTTGCGCATCGCCACCAGGAGGCGGCGGCGATCCCCGGAAGCGGCGGCGTTGCTGACCCTATGGGACTTCGACGCGCTCTTCGAGCGAGGGGTCTTCGACGTTCTGGACACCAAGACGGCCTCCGTTCAAGTGTGGAAAAAAGCCCGGGGGAAAAACGGCGCTTTGCCCGTGGTCGCCCCGGCGGGGCCGGGTGGGGTCTACTCCCCACCCCCGAACCAGTCCGAGCATCGGATCGGCCCGGCCGAGACCGGCGCGATGCGCTGCGGGGCTTTGCCCTGGGCGATGAGCTGGGCGACGCGCTCGCGCGCCCATGCCAGACTGTGCGTGCCTTTGATGGCGTTGCACCATCGGTGCGCGGGCCCGCTGTTGTCGTGCGTGAGCGTGCCGCCGCGCGCCAGGGCGATGGTCTCGTCCACGACGAAGCTGTATGGATGCGGTGCCTTGAGCTCGTAGTCGATGGGCCGATGGCAGATGTAGCAGTCGGCCCGCATGTGCCGCCACCGCTCGCGCTCACGCCGGCGGCGATAGCCATTGCTGTACCGCGGATTGCCCACGCACGCCTCCAATCGAACGCCTGTACGGATCGACAGACTGCGCTCGCCGGCGGGAAGAAGAGGAAAGAACCGCCGGCGAGGCGTCTGTCTGTGGTGGTTTCTCGGGTGCCGCATACGCCGGTTGCGCACGGTGCCGGCGGCGGCTGGCGGATGGTGCGGGATTCGAACCCGCGAAGCATGAGGTCGGTTGTCATGCCTGCCCGCCTAGCAAGCGGGTGCCTTCGACCGCTCGGCCAACCATCCAAGGGGATCGGATACGAAAAAAGCCCATCCCCGATGGGACAGGCTTTTCCGATACTCCGATTACACGCGACAGCGTAACACGAAACCGTCTCACGTTCAAACGTCGCCGCCGTCGCGCTCGGCGCGATCCTGCGCGCAGGCCAACAGATCCATGATGTTCCACTCCCAATAATGCCGGTCGATGCGCCGCGTGGACGGCATCTTGCCCCGGCTGCGCCAGTTCGCCAAGTCCTTGCCCGTCACGCTCACACCCGTGTTCTCCCGCACCCATCGGGCGGCGTCGGCCTGCGTGCGCGTGATGTGCATGAGCCCCGCGCTGCGCAGGTACTCCAACCGCACGCGCTTCAAGTCGAGCCATGCGCCGCATTCGGGGCACACCGTATACCGCGCGGAGCGGGCGGCGTAGATCGGCGTGCGTATCGGCTCGTCGTCGTCCCCCTTCGTGTTCAGGCAGTTGGGGCATACGCCGACAAGACGGCGCTCGCCGGCGTGCGTGGTGGCGGTTTCGACCTTTTCCGATAGGCGGATCAGGTCGGCGTATAGGTCGCCGGCCGTGTCGAGTCGTGCGAGGTCGGGCATGTGGTGCAGCAGCAGGCGGGTGATGTCGGCCCATTGCATGAGGGTGCGGGGCCGGTCGTATCGGTCGTGGCCGATCGGTTTGACGCCGAGCATGCCGCCGGTGAGTTGCAGGTGCGTTTCCACTGCGGAGTACAGGGCTTGGGCGGCTTCGTTGACCGGCGGGGCCGCGTATGCCCTGTTGCCGTGGCGTGGCGAGCGTTCGCGGGTGGTGGCTTGTTTGTAGGCGATCTGTTGGAGGGCTGGCATGCCGGCCTTCAGGAGCCATGCGAGGCGTTTCGCCCAGTCCTTGACGCATTCCTTGCACAGGTTCGCGTCGCCGGCCGCTTTGCCGCAGGCCGCGCATGTTCGTTGTTCCATCATCCCCGCCCTTTCGCTGGTGCTATACTCGCTTGTCGGACAATGCGAGCCTCTGCCGAAAGGTGGGGGCTTTTACTTTCCCGAAGCCGTTCCCGACGTGGTGGATTGGCCGGGAACGGCTTGTTTTCAACGGTTTGCTGACTTTCCTTAACTTTCTCTTCTATTGTCGCCGATGCCGGCGGGTTTTTCCGGCGCGGGTGCCGGGTGGGCTTGCAGGATGATGGCCTTCACCTCGTCGATGGGGATGCGCAGGGATCGCGCGGTCTCTTCCGGCGGCACGCCCTTGCCGTGCCATTCCACGATGATCTTCCTGACGCCTTCGGTGACTCTCACGCCCGTGCCTCCTGCCGGTCGAGCTGTTCGCATGCGGAGTGCTTGGCGCACATTTGGGCGACGCGGCGCATGCACTTGCGGATCGCGCCGCCGTAGGAGAGGGCGACGACGGTGAACCGGCCGAAGCATTCCGGGTGCGTCACGTCACGGCCGGGCGTGGCGGTGCCTCGCATGATGGTGACGGGGCCTAGCTGCCAGGCGGTGATTTTGGCGTCGATGTTGTTCATAAGATTTCCTTTCTTGGGTCGTCATTTGACCCCGTATCGGCGGCGCGTTCCAGATGCCCTGCAACTGGTAGCCGTTGATCCGGTTGTGCTCGTCGGCGAACCGGCGGCACTCGCCGATGACCGGGCATGACCGGCATATGGCGAGCGCGGCCGCCTGTTCGTATGGTTTGCCGCTGAACCAGAGTTCGGGGTCGTGGTCGCGGCATGCGGCCTGATGTCGCCAGTCCATGGGTTATCGGCCGTCCTTTCGGTAGGGGTTGGCGCGTTCCACGATGGCGAGTTCGTCGAAGTGGTTCATGGCGTCGAACACGGCCTGTTTGCCTTGTTCGTAGGCTTCGGCGAGTTCGTCGGACTGTTCGGCGTCCATGATCGAACCGGCCTGCGGCCTTTTGAAGCCCGCCGTCCTGAGCCTGCGTTCGATCTCGTAGAGGCCGATTGGTTCGCTGTCGCAGGTGAAGACGATGCTCAGGCGTTTCATGACAAGTCCTTTTGCAGCGCGCGACGGCCGGCCTCGGTGATGGCATAGCGTCCGTATCCGACGTCTTGCGTGTATCCGCGTTCCTCCAGGGATTGGAAGGTGCGTTTGTGGTTGCCGTCGGCGGGCTGCATGTCGCCGTGGTTGACGAGCTGGAGCAGCACACTCTTCTGCGCGTAAGTGAGTCGTGGTCTCATTTGACGCCTCCGCTCAGCGGGTCGATGAGCTCGCAGCTCATGGCGTCGATGCGCTCGCCGGTCTTGACGGTCATGCACAGGCGTTTGACGTCGCCGGTCTGCCGCACCTCCTGCGTGACGGTCTGCACATCCTGTTCGCCGAGCTGCGCCTGTTCGCCAAGCCCGTAACCGACCACGAACGCTGCAAACACACACACGAAGGCCGGCATGATCCTCACAGCCCATGGTCTACCGTTCCTCATTCCGTTTCCTCCGTCCCGTCAATGAGCGTCCATGCGCTCGCTGCCAGATTGACCCACCATTCGCGCTCGCTGTCGTCCATGGCATTGCCGCTCTCGTGGGCAATCGGGCAGTCGCCGACCTGCTCGTGCAGGCGCATGGCGAGCCGTTCCGCCTCGTCCGGCATGAACGGCCTACGGTTTATGGACCGCTCGAGCTGGATGGCGAGCGCGAGCGCATCGTCATGGCCTTGGGTATATCCGATCACGTAGGCCTCGGCCGGGCTGTCGTTGCCGAGGCCGGCGTCGGCGAGCGCGTTCAATGCCTGTTGGGTGATGTCGATGCTCATATGCGGGCCTTTCGGTGTTTGCGTTCGGCTTTCCATTTCGGGTGGAACTGCAGGAACGCTTTGAGCGTGCTTATCGGCTCCCAGAAGTCGCCGTCCGGTAGGTCGAGTTGCCACCATTGACCGCAGACCGGGCAACGCCATACCGGATCACTGCCAGAGGGCTTGCAATACTGACTACTCACTCCACGCCTCCAGTTCGCTGATGTCGGTCGGAATGCCGTATTGGTCGTAGTAGAGGCGTGTGCTCATTGTTGGTTCCTTTCGTGTTCGATGAGGTGGTCGGGGCAGATGTCGCAGTAGCTTTTCTGGCTCATTGCGGTCCTTAGATGAGGTGTTGTTCGAGCATGAGGCTCCAGATGAGCGCGATGCAGGCGATGACCAGCGGGACGACGAGCGCGGCGAGCGCTATGGAGATGATGATGGCGATGGCGGTGCAGAGTTTTTCGGCGAATGTCTTTTTGGGTTCGGGTGGCTGCGTGTCCATGTTGAGTTCGGGGTGGATCATCGGGTTTCCTTTGGTTGGTTGGTGCTGAGCATGCGGTCGAGGTAGGCGGTGTAGTCGTTGCGGTCTCGTGTGATGCAGTAGATGCGTGTGTTCATTGCTTGTCTCTTTCCCGTTTGATGAGTTCGTCGATGAGGGCGAGGGCGGAGTCGGGGTAGCCTTGCTTGAGTTTTGCCCATGTTCTGGCTTCGACGCCGACGGTGTGGGCGACGAGTGCCGTGAGTATGTCGTACTGTTGGCGCGTCCACGCGATCTTTTCGCCGTAGTCGATGACTCGGCATAGGTACCATCGGGCTTTTTCGAGGTCTTCCAAGGGCCGGCCCTTGCTGTGGTAGCGCCACAGGTACTTGCAGCAGTTCCCAAGGCAGAAGGTGGTGTCGGCGGTCAGGTCGATGCATTCCATGCCGGGGTGTGAGTCGGTGTAATGCTTCGGGCTGTTGACGGGGTCGTTGATCCAGCTCATTGCCTGTCTCCTTGGGTGCCGGTTCGGATGATGTCGAGGTAGGCGGTGTAGTCGTTGATGTCCCGACGGATGCAGTCCTGGACTCGGTGGGTGCCTGCGTGGTTTTGGTAGGGGTTGCCGCCGATGGCTTGGTCGGCGAGGCGGAAGCTGGTGAGGTCGAGTTTTCGGTGGTGGAGTCCTTGGGTGATGGGGTGTTCGAGGTGGCGGCTGAGGTGCACGTCGAGCTGGCGCAGGTCGAAGTCCACGTTGGTTCCTGCGGGGTGGAGTGTGTATTGGCTGAGTTGGTCGTTGAGGAATTCGTGGATGTTGAGCGCGGTGTGCTTGTAGTCGTAGCCGGTCTTGGGTGCTTCGGCGCAGGCGAGCATGAGCCCGTTGGCGAGGTGCATTTCGTAGGCTTTGAGCATTTCGGGGTGGTTGGCCCAGTTGCGCACGTTGTCGGGGTGGACGATCAGGTGCAGGCTGCCGCCTCGGGTTTCGGCTTTCAGGTCGGTGACCTGCATGCCGACTTCCAGGAGTTCGCACTGATTGGGGTCGAGGCCGGTGGTTTCGGTGTCGATCCATAGGAGCATGTGGGGTTTGGCTGGCGGTTTTGGCGGGTTGAGGGGTTTGCCGCTGACGGTGATGTCGTGTTGGGTGTTCATTGGTCGCCTTTCTTGATGTCGATGTGGGTGGGGAGGTCTTCGGGTGGCGGGCAGGGATGGCGGGTGCCGTCCTTGTTGAGCTGCTGCCAGCCGCCTGTGCGGTAGTAGACGGGGATGGTGGCGGGGTCTTTGCCCGTGTGGACGAGGTAGCCGAGCCGGTAGGCGCGTGCGGGGTGGGCGTGTACCCATCCGTGGCATCCTGTGGTGCCGCTGCCGCAGAGTTGGAGCAGGTTTTCGGGTTGGTGGAGCCGGTCGAAGGGGTGGCTTCGCGGTTCCCTGTGGTGGATGCTGTCGCCGCTCCAGTGGCTGCCGGTTTCCCGGTCGCACATGGCGCATCGGTATCGGTCTCGCCTCTGTACGGTTCTGCGGGTCTCGGCTGTTGGCTTGCTGCTCATCGGCTGGCCTTTCGTTGGCATTCGTTGATGATTTCCTTGGCTTTTTGTTCCGGGTCGATGCCGGTTTTGACGCTGGCCCAGAAGTCGGCTCTCATCGCGTCGGTGAAGGTGCCTACGGGCACGTGGTCCCGGATGTGGCCGGTGATCCACCGGTCGTCGATGACGGTGCCGTCGGGCAGTGCGTGCCGGTATGGTTTCGGCTGGCTGGGCATGGTGTCCATGTATGCGCCTTGGCGCAGCCATCGGCTCATGTTGGGCGCGTATCTGGGGTCGTCCACGGTTTTGGCGTAGGCGATGACGGCTCCGATGAGCTGCGCTTCCGTCACGGCGGACGTGCCGTCGTGCCCGGCCACGGCTGCGGCCCACGCTTTCTCGGGCTTTCCGAAAGCCGAA